TTACCATGGACGGAGAAACAATAGCAATAACAGCAACAGGGGCGGGGAATGATATCCGTCTGCAAGCGACAGATGATTTGGAAACAAATACAAATCAAATTTCTTTTACAACAACCAACACAACGGCTACAAATATGACACATTTTAGCGCAATAACTACGGGAGCAGCAGATACAAATCTGAGGAATCCTAATGCCTCAGGATATTTAATGAGATTGTCACAAACGGCAACAGGTGGTCTAACTCTTAAAGGTGTTGATAATGGCGCAAATACAATCACGTCAAATGGAGCAGCATCTACTTTGTCATTAAATAGCGACGGTAACACGATAATAGCAAGTGTGAAACAAAGTGAGTTATCCTCAGGAACAGGATATGATTTTAATATAGATGGAGGGCAAGATGTAAATATTACAGCATTGGCAGGAGATATACGACTTAATGCTACAAGTAATATTACAATCACGCCAACAGGCGACCTTGATATAACAGGAACTACAAATATAAACACCACTGGAGGAGAAGCAACAAGCATCGGCAATACAAGTGAATTACTTACTTTAACAGGTCAGACTATTGACTATAAAGTTGCTAGTGCTGGAGCATTCTTTTTTTATAACAACGCAGTCCAAAAATTAAGAATTTCAAGTATTACTGCTGAATTTGCTACTGCTATAACAACGGATTCTACGCTTGTTGTTTCAGGAGCATCAACTTTTACCGGTGGTTTCACTAGCAATGCCTCATCAAGTATGAATCACAATTTTTTATTACAGCAGAACACTTATCCACCAACGAACACTTCTGCTTTGGGTTATACGGATACAGAAACAACAACGACAAACCCAATGTCTAATACCCTTGCTGAAAGAAGCAATTTTGATTTACCATCAAAAGGAATGTGGTTAGTTATCTGTGGTTTTGAATTTTCATCTGGAACAACAAATATAATACAATTTAAACAAGTAGTTCTATCTAAAACAACCGCAAGTGCGACGCCTGCTGCTAATGGATTACAATATCAAGAACAATTGAATGATAATGCAGGCGCAGTAGAAATAAGACAGCAATACACAATCACAGGTGTAGTTACTGCTACTGCTGCTACAACGATTTATGTGAATGCTCGCTCAACTGTTGATTCTGGAACACAGACAAAGTTGATTACAAATGTTAGTTGGACCCGCATCGGATAAATTAAAATCTTTGTATTCTTTATAATGTCTACCTTCTCTTTTATCAAACCGCAAAATGGACTTTGGAAAGAAGCAAAGATTGCCAAAGTGCATGCACGAATTTTAGATGGCATAACAAACTTACCTGCCGAGGTTCGTGAGAATCGACACAACATGGAATTGGTTTCCTTGATATGCAATATGATTGAGAATTGTGGAATTAAGAATAGTGAAAAAATCGATAAACTTAAAATAGACAAAAAGGTTTTGCTGATACAGATTTATAAATCCCTGTATGGAAATTTGTCTCCGCAGGATATTGAGACTTTGCAAAAGAATGTAGAGTTCCTTCATGACAATGGACACATCATCAAGCATGCTGCGTGGAAGTTATTTGCATACAGTATTGGCGATTGGTTTAAACGAAAGTTTCTTTGAATGATTCGGTATATTAAGGATTGGTTTATTGATAACGCACAAGAATGGTTGCTTAATAAATTTCTTGACAGGATGAAAGTCAGTGACATAGTTAAGGCAATTATAACAATGGACTCTTTGTTTGTCTTGCAAACAATCCTTACCAAGTATGGGTTGGGGTTTTTAACAAACTATGTGGTATTGCTTTCCATGCTGTGACTGGTGCATTTAATTTAAGTTTAACCTTAAATTAAATGAAATAAAGGATTAAACGAAGAAAAACATTAATAAAATGAGTTAAAGGAGAAGTTAAAAATTTTTAACTTCTTTGCAGAAGCAGTTTAATCATGTTTTTCTTACTTTAACCCTTTATTTTTTGTTTAATTTCGCCCCCGCACCACTTATGCTGCGGTTTCTATCGAATCAAATGTTTTTTGTCAATCTTTGCAGCAGCACCACCCATGACGGCACTGTAGACCCTCGCCTGCGCCCATTGCTCGGGAGAACGGATTCCCTTTCGCACTGACTGTGGGTTGGTTTTAAATGCACCCACACCTTTGTCAAAGATGGTTTCCAACCCACTCTTCTTATACCCAGTGATTTTTGAAATGTCAGTCAGTGAATGCGGTTCAGTTGGTTCAAATCCATACTTCTTGTTAAACTTTTGTTTGTAAGTAAATGCCATCCTTCGCTCTTTATATCATTTCATAATATATTGTTTTGCCCCCGACAACTGAAAATAAATTAAACGCTGAAGTTAAATGATTTAGAAAAAAGTCTGCGTAGAATATATACAATGAACTTTGCAGATGATATCAAGAAATCTAAACCAAATATTAGCGCTGGGTCTCTTAAGACTTACAACAGTCTCTTACGGTCTGTGTATAAGGGCGCCTTCGGCGCCACGGATAAACCCGATGTGGGCAACTTTAAGAAATCAAAAGAGGTCATGGAGTTCCTCGTCACAAAACCATACAATGTCCGCAAGACATATCTTGCTGCCTTGCTCTGTGTTGCCCCCGACGAAAAGGTCTTTAAAGAAACCATGATGACCGATATCAAGTCTTATTCCGACACGGTCAAGAAAGAAGAGATGACAACCAAACTCGAACAGTCATCAATCTCACAAGAAGAGATTGACAGTATTGCTGCCGACCTCAAGCGTAATGCCGACTTGTTATTCAAGAAAAAAACACACCGTGTCCCCGACCTCATGGACATTCAGAATTACATTATCCTTTGTTTGTATAATGGATTCATTGTTCCTCGTCGTGCTCTTGACTACTGCGCAATGCTTTATCAGAATTATGACCCAGAGAAAGACAACTATGTGGATTTCAAGCGCAACAAACTCGTCTTCAATCAATACAAGACTGCACAGAAAATGGGCAAAGAACTCAAAGGACGACAAGAACTGGATTTACCATTGGCGCTCAAAAAGATTCTACAGAAATGGATTGCACTTATTCCCAAAGAAGTTGATAATATTTTGTTCAATTCAAACCTTGAACCCTTAACCAATGTGTCGCTTAACCAGCGCCTCAACGGAATATTCGGCGGTAAGAAGTCCGTCAATTCATTGCGCCACTTTTATCTCACAACCAAATACAAAGACCTCATGGAGGAAACACAAAAGATGAGCAAGGAAATGCAAGACATGGGGTCATCCATCGACCAGGCAAAAGTCTATGTCAAAATCAATGACAAGGAATAAATCATTTACAAGGAATAATTACACATAATATATATCTTTTCGGCACATAGGACATGAGCACTCATTGTGGTCTTCTCCACTTATCTCAATCTTAGACCAGCACCGATTACAGAGCGAATGTTTGCACGGGGTCTTTGTATCGGTTTTTTCATAGCACACACAGCATACACCAGTTTTATCAACTTTCACAGTGTCGCATTCAATAGCGGTAAACACATCTTCAAATGCAGCTCTTAAAGATACATATCTGGTATCACGAATAAGTAGCCTTCCATTAAGTCCCAATCTGAGTTGTGGTAATTCATCCAATAACTCACAACTGAATGCTAAGATGTCGTCTTTGTTTATTCCTTTTTCGTTGTATTTTGTTTTCATATACATTGTCGGGTTGTCTGAATCATCGGCATCATATTTGAAGTCTGCATTTATTGCAAAAACAAGACCGCTTTTCTTCGTGTTAAATTCTATATAGGAGCTAAGATTTTTTACACCATCAATCTCAACAATAGGCATACCCATTTTCGGCATACATTCCACAGGGTGGGCAATTCCACATTCACATTTCTTCTCCTTTAATAATCCGATTGCGATTGCAAGTTTCTTAGCATTAGCGTTGTCTGACATTGTTTCTAACTATTATTATTTTTATGTTTTTGTCTTCTCACAATGGTTTCAGGAAAGGAATCAATTTTCTTGGTCTCATATAATAAATCATTTAGGCAAATGTATTTAGAAATATTATCCTCTCTAAATATATACAATGACCGAACCTAAGATTCCATCTCATATGAAGTTCTATAATGAGAATCGTGACAAGATTCTCGCATACAAAAAAGAATTCTACGCCAAGAAGAGCGGCAAAAAGGTATTCGACTATCTTCGCAATGTGCAAATCATTGGTATGAAAAAACTCGAATCCAATAAGAAAATCAAGGATGCTTATAAGAAAGGCAGATTGGGATTTCAATATGTCCCGCCCACCACTGAACCTGGTGGCAAAGAACTTTCATGCAATCCCACTCAGTGGATTGCCGACTGCAAAACTCTTAGAAACGATGTCAACGGCATTCAAATAACTACAGAAGACGTAAGCATGCAAGGCGACACATGGTTAATCCTCGTGTTTCATCCATGGATGTTCCAAGAAAATTGATTCAACAAAAGAACTTTAGGAAAAATGACATAAAAAATTATCTATTGTCATTTTATAAAATGGAAAACTCCGATAAAATTTTGATTTCATACACTGATGAGAATGAGCGTGTGCATGTGGTTCATATAGCAAAACAGTATGAATATATTTATAAGAAATGGTTGGAAGTAAAGTCAGAATTAGACAAAGGTGCTAATTGCAAATGGAAGGGCGAACAGCGTCAAAAAGCATATGATGCGCTTGAAAAGTATTCGAAGAAATTCACCTATCAAATTGACAAAGACAAACCTATTGACTGTGAGTGTGGATGCCAAGTCATGAAGTGCCATTTAGCAAGACACAAAGTATCTCCAAAACATTATAAACTAATGGATGCAATTGAAAATCCGCCCGCACCAAGACAACCTGTGGCAATGTCAAACACTGATATTGTATGCGAATGCGGTATGATTGTCTCAAAGGCAAATTATGCAAGACACATCAAAAATTCAAGGCACATCAAAGCATTGCAAAAGAAACAATAATAAGAAAATTTGATTTTTTTTATTATTCCTAAGGTTCATCAAAACACATCGATTGGGCGTTCAAGGCGTTTGGGCGTTTCTGATGTTTTGGAATGCTGTTTTATAAAACGCATTTTGGATGCAACTTAGCATTTTTAGCATTTTTAGCATTGTTAGTCCATGTGGCAAATAATGCTAAAAATGCTAAGTTGCATCCAAAATGAAATTTCAAAGTTACTTTTTCAAATCATCAATAACACCCCAACACCCTGAACACCCAATTGATGAAAATCGATGAAATAATCATGATTATTTGTTTATTTAGGAGAAAAGAACACGAAAGAAATATCTTTAGCAATAATATAAAATGGACCAGAAGAAGCATCTTTGTATTTGTGGAAGTGAATATGCGCACGCCAGCAGTTTGTCTAAGCACAGAAAGGTGTGCCGTGATGTAATCATCGAGGAATATAAACGCACCGAGCAGAATAAGGTGATTGTTGCTGCACCTATGACGGTGCATCATAAAAAACTGATAATTGACTATTTGAATGAGGAGTGCAATGAAGCGCCGAATAGTTGCATTGACTGGGTTGAATTGATTGGTGATTATTTCACTTTGTTGGATTATGAAAATTTGATTGACAGTGGAATATCGGCGTGGAAGGAAGTGGTTGTAAAATACATTGAGGAATTGCCACGCAATAAATTACCCATTAGAATATCAAATCGTCAATTTGGTGCCAGATTCAAAATATATTATAGAGAAAATGGAAAATGGATTGAATTGGAAGGAACAAAGGCAACTGAGTTCTTTTTTCAAAAAATAATTAGAAGAATGGGAAGACGCATGGGAAATAATATAAAAAATAAAACCGCATGGAAAGAACAAAACCCAATGTGGGACTTCTCCTATGAAGTTGAAAAACGATACATGACAATTGCTGCATCATTTGGCGAGCATTTTGATGATGTTGTTGTCCCACGATTTGCAGAAGAAATAATTGACTACTTCACAACAGTTAGGAAAACAGATGATGATGATTACATTTAACAAGTTGAAGTTGAAATTTCCACTGATGATGAAGAAGAATGAAAGAATATCATTGAAGAATGAATTGTTCCTTTGTTCCTTTTTGTTCCCTGTTTTTCAAACCCCTCTCAGGAATTGACTTTTTTAGACAACCTTTGAAAAACAGGGAACAAAAAGGAATAAAGGAACAAAATGGAATTGTGTCATTTTATAGGAATCCTCCTTTAGCGTAATTAAACAACTCTCTTATAAGTATAAGATGCATCCATTGACAATTATGCTACATCAACTTAGGCAGGGAGTTGTGCTCACTACTAAGAAATCGTATAGACTATCACAGCAATCACTCCCGCCACCTATTATAGAAACGCCCCCGCCTGACCCGCCTGCCCCGCCTGCCCCGCCTAAGGAGAAAAAACCCAAGGTGCCCAAGGTGCCCAAGGAGAAAAAACCCAAGGTGCCTAAGCAGAAAAAATCCAAAGTGCAATTGAAGCAGGAACGGATACAAAAGAACTTGGATGCTATTCAAAAGAAAGCAGACGCCTTTAAAATGTCCTTACAATGTATAGATGCAAATAAAGAAGTCAACCAGGAAAGGGAAGCGATTCATGGTGACATTTAGTAATGGAAAGACAGTTCATTTCGGGGCGACCGCAGGGCGCACCTACATCGACCATGGCGACAAGGAAAAAAGAAGCGCCTACATAGCAAGGCACAAAGTCAATGAAGATTGGACAGACCCATATAGCGCAGGTGCATTGGCGAGGTTTCTTCTGTGGGGCGACTCTACATCGCTGGAGGCAAACCATCAGGCATTCATGAAAAAATTTAATGTATCATAAATAAATATAATGACTCTTTTTGCAATTATATTTATTCTGTCTTCATTCTGGATGTGTGGCGCCAGCATGGAACGCTTCCAAGAATGGATGAGAAATCATAGCATCAAAATCGAATCTGACGAACACTACTTTCATGTATTTGAACGGTGGCAGGACAATGACCGTGTCATCAAGGAAACGAATTTCCGCAATCTGTCATATACATTGGGACACAATCAATTCTCTGGGATGGACTCAGAAGAGTTTAGAGAACTTATGAATTTTGAAAACAACGAAAAATTATATATGGATTCTCCCACAATTTCCAATCCGACGTTGCGAGTAGGTGCGTTGCCGACCTCAGTTGATTGGCGAAACCATGGTGCTGTGGGACCGGTTCTTAACCAGAAACAGTGCGGGTCCTGTTGGGCATTTTCTACGGCAGGTGCCCTTGTTGGCGCCTATGCCATCAAGACGGGAAAACTGGTCGGTTTCAGCGAACAGCAGTTGGTGGATTGCGATTATATCAAAAATGGAGGCACCAGTCTGGGATGCTCTGGAGGTGATATGGGAAGCGCCATGAAATGGATTGGAAAGAACAATGGTCTTTGCACAGAAGAAGCATATCCATATACATCGGGGGATACACACACAAATGGACCGTGTCAGCACACTTGCACTAATGTAGCAGGAAGCGATGTGATTTCAGTTGTTGGTGTGGCGCCGAATAGTGAGTCGGCAATGATGGATGCATTGAGCAAACAACCGGTGAGCGTGGCAATAGAAGCAGATGAAAAAGCGTTTCAATTATACAAGTCAGGAATATTCACGGCATCCTGTGGGACCAATCTTGACCATGGTGTTTTGCTGGTAGGATATGAACCTGACTACTGGATAATGAAGAATACATGGGATACCTCCTGGGGCGAGAGTGGATATATGAAAATGGCACGAGGCAATTATAATCAGGGACATGGACAATGTGGAGTTCTAATGCAGGGAGTTTTTCCTACTGTATAATATATACAATGACAGAACCAAAATTCACATACCTGAATCCAGTAGATTCAAAAGAGTTTAGCAAATTGTATGAGATGCTTGAAAAAATTAAACTGCCAATAAAACAAAGTAAGACCATCGGTCGAGCAAACTTTACAGAAAAACATCGTGCGTGCAGTTGGGGGATGTCATATCATTTTACGAAACATGTGATTCATGATAAATCATTGATGTCAAGAAAATATCCCGAAATACATGATGAATTGATGCGCATTGGCAGATTGATATGTCATTCGATTTGTCAACCATTTACTACAATTTATATGAATCGAAATATTCAATGCGACCCGCATAAGGACAGCAGTAATGTCGGAGATTTGGTAATCGTGTCATTTGGGGAATATGAAGGCGGCGACCTAATAATTGAGGGAGAACGGGCAAGTGCGAAATATCATCCAATCCTGTTTGACGGTGCAAAACATTCTCATTGGAATCCAAAAGATTTACACGGCACTAAATATAGTCTTGTGTTTTTTTGCCACAAAGCAATTTTGAAACACACAATTATATGAATCAATCTAAAAGAATTTTTCTAAATTCTAATTGAATTGAAGTCCAAGACCAATATTTTTTATTATAAATTTTTTTAACTTGTTTTTTTGAAGTCTCTCTTATTAAATATGATTTTGATGTATTTTCATTTTGTTCTGCATATGTTGCCCAGCGCAAATTTTCTAATGAATTATTTTGTCGATTTCTATTAATGTGGTCTATTGTTGGTTTGTTTTCAGGATTCGGAATAAATTGAAGTCCAAGCAATCTATGAATTAAATAATTTTTGCATTTTCCATTTTTCCATAAACAAATTTTGCCATATCCGGTTTTGAGAGTATAAAGTTTTAAAATCTTTCCTGCTTTACTATTAGTTCTACTTAAAATATTCATTACTTCACCATTCCTATTAATCTGATACAATCCCTCATAACCTATAATATCAACAAATTCAGTATTCATTTTTTTCTTTGTGTGCATTTTCAGTGGGCAACATCAATTTTTTGAAGAGAACAATTTTGTAAAATTTCTCTAATGACATCAATGCCTCAATCACTTAGAACCTCTCCGGTTTTGTTTTTGAAACTCAACTCAAAGACAAAATTATTTTCGTGCAACAATCCAAAGAAGCATGCCGAAGCATGCGATTCCAAACCCGATGCTTGCACACTGTAATAATAATCGTGTTTCAGCACAGTGAATAAAAACTTTTATTTTTTTATTTTCTTCAATTGTGGGAGGAAGAGGAACAGTTTCATTAGGTTCTTTGTTTTCTAAATTCAAATCAATTGTTTCAACTTCGGACATTTTTATATTATTATGAAATACAATTAATTCGTCCATTTCTCTATCAAGTCTATCTACAAACTTTTGGTCTTCCCAGCGACGATGACGGGAAGTCATAACATGTTTTTTCAAATAGGTCTTGTTGACTATAGACCCACACTCGCAAAAAATTACAGAAGACATATAAAGTATCTATGCAAAATAATATAGGGGAGCAGGTGCTTTTGGTGCTTCGTTATGAACTTTGAATCCAGAAGATTTATTTTGCTGGGTCTTGGTTTCTCGTGATTTTGGTTTAGGTGCCTCTTCCTCTTCTGACTCGGATTCCTCATAGATGATTGTCTTCTTCTTGTTTTTCTTTTTCTTCTTCACAATGACAATTTCCTCTTCGGACTCTGATGGAGATTCATAAATCACTTTTGGTTCCTTTTTTGGTTTCTTAACCACTACTGGTTCGGGTTCTGGTTCCTTTTTTGGTTTTTTAACCACTACAGGGGGCGCCGTAGGCGCCTCTTCCTCCGACTCCTCTTCCACAGGTGCATTCTTTGGCGGACCATTGAGTTTCTCTTTGATTGCTTTAAGAATGATTTTTTTCTCAGTAGCAACTGGAGCATTTTTTTTTAATAGTGATTCACGCATGCGCTCGGTAGCAGCAATCTGTGCTTCTGTCCGTGGTTTCTTTTGCTTAGGTTTCGTAAGCAATTCTATGTCATCAATAAACTCTTCATTTAGCGAACTCATGGATATATAGTAGGTGGGGACATTTTCCCTAAATTAAACAAATATATCAAACTATTTCTATTGATATAGCATAATGCCAATATTAGAGATTAAAGAAGAAGTCAATGCCAATATACCTAAGACGAAACCTGTGAAAGAGACAATGCATACTTATGTGCCTGACATAGTAGAGGGAGTATCCCGACGAAATGGAGGAATAAGTCTCTACATAGGAAGTGGTGGGTCAGGCAAGACAAGTCATCTACTGGGACAGATGAAGACGGTATATAAAAAGAAGTTTCATCACATTTGGTATTTCTGCCCGGTGAGTAGTTTCCTTTCGGTTGAGAAACATCCATTTGAGAAACATGACAAGGTAATGCATGAACTGACTGCAAGTGCGCTGGATGAAATCAAAGATGAATTGACAAGCATCAAGGAAAATCGAGAGGAAGACGATATGCCAGAATATTCACTTGTAATCATAGATGACTTTGCGAACGATTTGAAAGACAAGCATATAGTTGCCAAACTGAATGGTATGCTAATCAAAGCAAGACACTTGAATTGTCATTTCATGTTCACGGTGCAATCATACCTGTATTTCCCAAAGATTCTGCGAAAGCAATTGACATGGGTTAGCATCTTCAGTGGAGTTCGCAACAAAGAAGAATGGAATACCATTAGCAAGGAATTACTAAAGATGAATGATGCAGACGCCAAGAAGATATATGATTATGTATTTGACAAACCGTATCAGCATTTGGATGTAGATTGTTTTGAAGAGAAGATATACAAGAATGGAAATAATTTAGAAATAAAACATGACGATTAAGAAAATATGCATATAGTATAACTTATGGACCATATTAACAGTATTCAAATATTTCTCAATTCACGCTATGCAACAGAAACCGTGGATGGTAATACTGCCAACAGCATATACTACTTGCCGGTTATCGAGATACCGGACGGCCATCACATCTACTTATCATTACAAAATGCCAACATCCCCTACAGTTTCTATTCTATCACTGATTTTGACAATGCTTTCGTGTTTGGACTCGTTGCTGGACCCACAACTACATACTATGTGCAACCAGGCAATTACACAATAACACAACTTATAGGGGTAATCCAGGCAGCAATGGGCGCATCGTATACAATAACGTATAGCAGTATAACCAGCAAAATCTTGATTACTCATGCAAGTAGCAACTTTATAATATATGCGTCGACATTTAATCACATCATTGGATTTAGCAAAACGACGAATACTACTAGCGCAGCAAATCTTCTGTATGGAAGGGACTGTGTGAATCTCAATCAAATCCGTGCTATCAATGTAGAAATAAATTTTCCAACATACAATGTGAATATAGCACAACCATACAACCAAAATATTTTAGCAATAATTCCAGTTTATGTTGCACCATTTAGTATTATTACATACACGAATACAAATAACTTTAGAACAAATCTTTATGTCAATAAATTAGACCAAATTCAAATACGACTCCTTGACAACGAGTCAAGACTTATTGACATGAATGGGATTCAATATCAAATGACGCTGCAATTAGATTGTGTGAAGTTCACCGAATAATGTTTTGAATATATATAAAAATGATTGGATACAAAAAACCTTTAGGAAAAGAGATGATGGGTTTTAAAATGCCCCTTGGAAAAATGAGAATTGGGTCGAAAGTCCCTCTTCTAGAAAGACCGATGATGAAACAAGTTGAGGAAGCACTTGCCAAAAAAGTTTCTGGAGGTCTTGAAAGACGAGTTTTGAAACGATAAACGAGGGGGCAACACCCCCTCGGCACCCCCTTTAACCATGTGAAATGACAAGGTTGCCATTTTTGAAAAACATTTAGCAAATCTAAATGCTTTTTTTGTCTGTTGTGAATATATAAATGATTCCGTCCAATTTACGCTATCAATCAAAAACCGAGAGTGCCCCTGCTCGTCGATATTTGACCCAAATCCAACCCCAGGGTGGAACGGGAACTTACAACCCCGGTGACACAATTACCATCAACATCCCCACAAGAAATAATACTGCCCTTATCCCCTCCGAGTCTTACTTGAGAGGTAATTTCGGTTTAATTTCCACAACTGCGCCAACCAGTTCATGTTTAGAGTCGTGCGGATGGCACCAGTTCATCCAGAGAGTCCGTGTGTTTCATGGTTCCAATTTGTTAGAGGATATTGATAACTATGGTCAGTTGGCGAAAATCCTGTATGACTACCAAGCACCCGAAGATGCGGTTAAGGGTCGCCTTTCAGTAACAACTGGAACCAATGAGGAGTTTTCGGCAGTTGGTGTTGCTGCTGCTGCTTTATTGAATACCCGCTCGGTAAACAGAGGCAGAGCGTTTACTGCTGCTCAGTTTCCAATTGCTGCCACTCCAGGAACATTATACCCCTTTGCTATCAACTTGGTTTCCCTTGTTGGTTCTTTAGCAGGTGAGAAATACTTACCTTTGTGGGAGATGACGGCAGCTCCCCTCCGTGTAGAGATAGTTTTACAATCTTCCCTCATCAGAGCCATGATGGTTGAAGGTGGTGCTGGTCTTAACTTCACTGCCTCAGGCATCAACTATTGTGGTGAGTTCTTAGAGCTCCCTGATAGTGCTGTTTCTGCTATCAAATCTGGTTCTTCCAGTCCGATGCAAATGGTTCTCCCCTCTTACCGCTCATATACTAACTCTGCTGCTGTTCCTGCCGCCACTGCTACACAGGTATCGTTC